CCACGACCCAGCCGGTCCAGGCTGTGCGGAAGCTCAACCCGTCGCTCGCCGACGCCCAGCGTCTCGCGCCGAAGGTCACCGCGCCTCGTCGGGAGTCCGCGCTGATCGCGTCCTCGGACATCCCGGGGTTCCCGACCGGCGGCAAGCTCGACGGCATGAACGGTCTCGTCGCCGCGATGCAGGCACGCGCCAGCGCCCTGCCGATCTCGCACACCGAGAGCGGCAACTGGGAGGAGGCGCCGCGCTTCCCCATCGCGACGATCCAGCGTGAGTTCAAGTACAAGATGGACCTGAGCGCGACGCCGGCGCAGATCAACGAGGTACTTACGGCCGCGACCAACCCGGACGTGCTCGTCGCCGCCGGCGGCTGGTGCTCGCCGTCCGAGATCTCCTACGACTTCTTCAACGTCGTGTGCGAGGACGGCATGCTCGACCTCCCCACGATCGGCATCAACCGGGGCGGCATCCGCTGGCCGATCTCGGCCTCGTTCGGCGACCTGGTCGGAAACGCCGCCATGTGGACGTGGACCGAGCTGCAGGACGTCGCGGCCGTCACCGGCACCGGCGCCGGCACCAAGACCTGCGCCCGAGTGCCGTGCCCGACGTTCGACGAAGAGCGCCTGCAGTGCGACGGCATCTGCCTCACGGTCGGTAACCTCACCGAGGACGCCTTTCCTGAGCTGATCGCGAACCACACCCGACTGCTGTTCGCGGCGCACGCGCACAAGATGAACGGCCGGTACATCACCGCGCTACTCGCCGAGTCCGGCACCGCGATTACCGGCATGGGCGCCGCGGGTTCGGGCGTCGTCGCCCCGGTGCTCGGCGCGATCTCGCTCGCCGCGATCGACTACCGCGACAAGTACGCCATGTGTGAGGATGCGGTGCTCGAGGTCATCCTGCCGCGCTGGCTGCGGGCGGCCATGCGGTCCGATCTTCGGAAGCGCGGTGGTGACTACGCGTACCTCACGGTCGCGGATGCGGCGCTGATGAACATGTTCGACATGGAGAACGTCCGCGTCCAGTGGGTCAACGACTGGCAGGTCCGGACGTCCGGATTCCCGGGTCAAACTTCGCCGATTGTGGTCTGGCCGACCACCGTGCAGTTCATGATCTTCGCGCCGGGAACGTTCGTTCTCGGCCGCGGTCTGCGGCTGAACCTGGGTGTCATCCGCGACTCCGTTCTCAACGCCACCAACGACCACACCGGCATCTGGCAGGAAGAGTGCTGGCTGATCGCGAAGATGGGTCACGAGTCCCGTCTCTACACCGTTCCGATCTGCCCGGACGGCACCGTCGGTGCCATGGACCTCACTGCCTGCGGCGTGTAGTGGTCGACACAACGGAATCTGAGGCGAGCGGCGGGAGGTGAGGCGACGTGGTTAACGCACGACTACACGTACCCGCGCCGAACTTCACGCCGCTGCCGTACGGGCTGTTCTCGGCCGTACAGTGGCGCGACGACGCCGACCCGCACTGGCGGCTCGGTATCACGTATGAGCCGCTGTGCGGCGGTGTGGGTACGACGTACGAGGGTTGCTTCTCCGTCACCGGCAGCGGGGGACCACCTCCGCCACCACCGGCGAAGACGTCCACCGGTGACTTTACGCGTCGCGGCGCCACGGCGTTTACCGTGTACTCTGACATCGACTGCTCGGCACCTGGTTTCTGGGATCGCGCGGAGAGCGCCGCGATCGAACTCGTGGGACGCGCCGAGCAGCGTCAGGTCGAGCGTGCGCTGTGGACCGGCGTCGCCGGGCTACAGCCCGTTGTCTACCCGCACCTCGCCGAGGACACCGCGTTCATCGAGAACGACGGCCAACCGGGATCTGTGACGCTCCAGACCGCCGCGACCGTCGTTACCGGTAGCATTCTCGACGTCGTCGAGGGTCTCGGCGTACTCGAGGAGCAGCTCGCCCTGTGCTATGACGGCGTCGGAGTGATCCACGTGCCGCTGAGCGTCATCCCCCCGCTGGTCGAGGCGATGCAACTCCAACGCGTAGGTGGAAAGCTGTTCACGGTCAACGGCAACCAGGTCGTCGCGGGCGCGGGCTACCCCGGCACGTCGCCCAGCGGCGCCGATCCCGCCGTGGGACGCCGCTGGATCTACGCGACCGGAGCGCTCATCGGTTACCGGTCGCCGATCAAGCTCATCGGCACCAACGGCGAGATCCTCAACCGAACCAACGACACCGTGGAGGCACGAGCCGAGCGTACGTACGTCATCGGCTGGGAGTGCTGCCACTTCGCGCTGCAGGTTTCCACCGGCGGCCTGGCGTCGGGTACCCCCGGCAGTCCCAGCTAGGAGAGTGAGACATGGTCGCCGAGTGCACGAATGCCATTCATGGCGAGGTGATCCGGCTCGTAAAGCTGGACTCTTGCGGCAACCCGGTTACCGGTGCGGCTAGCGCCGTCGTGGTGACCGACGGGTTTGTCCGCGTCACTCCCGCGCCGCAGTATCTGGACGGGCAGGAGTTCCAGCCGCTCAAGGCCAACGGACAGCTCTGCTTTTACCGGCGAGACAAGCCGCAGCTGACGCGGGTCGACCTCACCATTGACTGGTGCGTTCTCGACCCAGACGCCATCGTCATCGTCACCGGCGACGACCTCATCGCCAACTCGGGCACCACGGGCACCGGCGTCGCCTTCGGCGGCGGCCTGGTCACCGCGCGGTATTCACTCGAGCTGTGGCAGACGGCCGTCGGACCGAACGCGTGTGACCCGACCACCGGCGCGCAGCGGTACGTCTACTGGGCGTTCATGAACGTGGGTAACGGCAAGGTCAACCAGTTCACCTTCGAGAACGCGCCGTTCGAGTTCCACACCACGGGTGAGACCGACGTCGTCGGTCCGCTGTGGGGCAACGGTCCCGGCTCGGCCGGTCCGTGGATTCCCAGCGCGATTACCGACCTGACGAAGCACTACCTCTACAACATCACCACGACCGCACCGCCGGCATCGGCGTGCGGCGCCGTCGCGCTGTCGTAGTAGGATAGCCGCATGGTCGACATCGGAACCGGACCGTGCGAAAACTGGGAACCTACCTGGACGTGCACCGAACTGTCGGAGGCGGCCGCGGCGGTGACCGGAACGATGCTGGCCGTTGCCACCGAGGTGCTCGACGCCCGCTCTGGACGTAGATTCGGCTTCTGTACGGTAACCCTACGGCCGTGCCGTCGCTCGTGCTCTGGAGGCACCTGGCCCGGCTTTGGTACCTCCTGGTGGGAGTGGGGCTGGGGTGGTAATGGCGGCGGGCCACGACCGGCCTGGTGGGACGGCACGTGGTTCAACATTGTCTGCGGCACGTGCTCCGGCGAGTGCTCGTGTACGTTCATCAGCGAGGTGACGCTGCCGGCGCCGGTGCAGGAGATCACCGAGGTGAAGATCGACGGCGCTGCGTTGCCGACCACCGGTGCGTACATCCTCTACAACTCGCGTAAGCTGGTTCGCACCGACGGCGAGTTGTGGCCGCTCTGCAACGATCTCACCAAGCTCGACACCGAGGTCAACACGTGGTCGATCACCGCGTCCTTCGGCGAGGAGGTGCCGGAGCTCGGCAAGCTCGCGGTCGGGGAGCTCGCAGCAGAGTTCGCCAAGGCGTGCGTCGGCGACGAGTGTCTCCTGCCGCGCGGCGTCACGTCGCTGGTTCGACAAGGCACGTCCATGCAGATCGACGACGGCCAAGATCCGCTGGCCGGGCTATCCCTGGGCTACTTCGCCGACCTGTTTATCGATACGTTCAACCCGTCGCGGCTGCGACGCGCGTCACAGGTTTACGACGTGGAGCAGCTGGTCACCCGGCGGGTGACGTAGTGACCACCTTCTGGATCCCGCTCAACGTCATACACGTCGTCACGGGCGTCGGAGCGTGCGTTAAGACCGAGGTCGAGGCGACGCCGGCCGGATTCGTTAAGGGACGATACGTGGCGATGACTCCCGGCGACATCGCCTGGGACGCGTGTGACTGCGGACTACTGACGCAGAGCGTGTCGCTGGCCGGTCCGGCCGACTCGTTCGCCGGCATCACCAGCGGCACGCCGCGCAACAAGTGTGGTCCACCGCTGCGGATCGTTCAGGTGACGGTCGCGCTGATACGCTGCGTGCCGGTAATGAGCAGCACCGGCACCCCGCCCGCGCCTGCGAAGCTACTCGACTCGGCGATCATCATCGAGTACGACCGGTACGCCCTCGCTAGGGGCGTCACGTGTTGTCTCGCGGCCATGCAAGAGGAGACGCCGCCGCGCGTGTTCCGGTATGAGGTAGGTGCGGTAAACACGGTCGGTCCGTCCGGTGCGTGCGCCGGCGTCGAACTGACGTATCGCTTCGCGCTACACAACACGCTCGGCTGCTGCTAGTGCCGACGCACGTCACGCATAAGATGGATCTCAACGCCATCCACATCATGCTGACGTCGCCGAGCGGCGGCGTCGTCAAGGACATGCTGCGCCGGGGCGTCAAGGTCCAGAGTCGCGCCCGCCAGCTACTCTCCGGTACGGACGCCCGCCACCCGCGTCGCGTCGACACAGGTAAGTTCCGATCCAGCGTTCAGGTCACGCTTCTCTACGAGGGATCCACACCGAAGGTACGCGTCGGCACGCGCGACCGACGCGCCCGCTGGATTCACGACGGCACCGGGATCTACGGCCCGCACAGGCAGCGCATCGTGCCCGTCTACCGCAAGGCGCTGCGCTTTCAGGCCGGTGGTAAGACGGTGTTCGCACGGTCGACGAAGGGAATGCGCGCCAACCCGTTCCTGCGCGACGCGCTTCAGGCCGCCAAAGATTGATAGCACGGGGTCGATACGAGTCCCGCGTGTTGTACCGTCTGAGTAGGACACCATCACGAAGGGGCCGACGTGACACAAATCCACGATGACACCTTGCTAATCGCCGACTTCTCGATCGACCGTACCTCGCCGAAGTTTCGCATGGAGGATGACGTCTTTCGTGCGCACCCCGTACTGCCGATCCCGATCATCCAAGACCTGCTCAACGTGGTCCGAGGACTGGGAACCGCGCTGGATGTCGACAAAGCCGCCGAGGGTCAGGACGAGCGACTCAACCAGATCCTCGAGAAGGTCGCGCAGATCTTCGACGCGATGCTCGAGACCGAGTCTGCGGCGCGCATGCGCGAGCGACTCTCGTCGCGCGACGGCAAGATCGCGGTCGACCTGAAGCGTCAGGTCATGCCCATCCTGCACCACTTGATGGAGAGGTACGGACTGCGCCCTACGACCGCGTCGCCGGACTCCTCGACTGGGTCACCGACCGGCGACGCTGGCACCGCTTCCGTGGCTGGTGTCTCGCCCGAGGCATAGATCCGGTCGACCTTAAC